GAAGCCTTATATCCTCAAGGATGGCGTAACGTATGGCACCAGCTTGAAGCTGATTGGCGTGCAGATTGTCGCATTGGGTAGCACTGCTGGTGTTGACACCGGTGATATGCCCATGGATGACGTTGCTGCGTTGTTCGGCAAGACTGAAGGCTTCAAAGCATCAGCACCAAACGTTACGACAACCACCGACGAAGAGGAAGACTTCTAATGACATTTCGCTCCAAGTTGGAGGAGAAGGTTGCTGATTTACTCGTCGAACTTGGAGTGAATTATGAATACGAATCGACCAAAGTCCCATACCATATTCAGTACACTTATTGCCCTGACTTTGTTCTACCCAATGGTGTGTATCTTGAATGTAAAGGTTACTGGGATGCTGATGATCGGAGAAAGATTAAGGCAGTTAAAACGCTCAATCCTGAACTAGATCTACGCATGGTATTCCAAGCACCTTTCAATACAATCAGCAAAAAATCAAAGACCACCTACGCACAATGGTGCGACAAACATGATATCCCATGGACATCCTTCCACAACATCCCACTCAAATGGCTGATTTAATGTCAAATTCACACGACTCTGGGAAATAAATGTAACTTCATTAAACGAATTCTTAAATGAGAACTATTGATTTGTTTGCCGGGTGTGGAGGAATCTACCAAGGCATGGAGAGTGCGGGTTTCCGTACCGTCTTCGCAAATGATATCAACCCAGATTGTAAACCAACCTGGGATTTGAATTTTGATGTACCACTAACCATCAAGGACCTAACGACTATTGAACATACTGACCTACCTGACTTTGATTGTTTGACGGGAGGTTTCCCATGTCAACCATTCAGTATGGCTGGTAAACGTCTTGGTTTCCAAGATACTAGAGGTACATTGTTCTTTAAGATCGCCGAACTGATCCACCATAAACGTCCTAAAACGTTCATGTTGGAGAATGTTAAACAACTCTACCATCATGATGGAGGAAAGACCTTCCAGACGATCCTACGTGTCTTACATGAGGATCTAGGTTATGATGTCCATTACAAAGTATTGAACTCCATGGATTATGGAGTCCCTCAGAATCGTGAACGTGTTTTCATTGTGGGTTTTCGGAATCCTGTTAAGTTTGAATTTCCATCTCCTGTTAAACTTACCACACGGGTAAGAGATTTACTGGATGATGAGGTCGATGAACGGTATTACTACCGAACTGACCACAAACATTTCCGAACAATACAACGTCACGTCACTGACATGGACAAAGTTTACCAATGGCGGTGGTCTTATGTTAGAGAAAATAAAAAGAATGTTTGTCCTACAATCCTTGCGTCTAACATGCAACCTACGTTAGTTCGTACCCGTCATGGTATCAGGACCATCACTCCACGTGAAGGGTTTAGACTACAAGGATTTCCAGATACATTCAAACTACCAGACTTATCTGACCGTAAACTATTTCATCAAATTGGAAACTCTGTTTCCGTCCCAGTAATCAATGCAATCGCAAGAAACATCAGAATTTTTACATCATAGTGAGTGTTTGAACTGTGGGTCAAGTGATGGTAACAGTGTCTATTCAGATGGTCATGAGTATTGTTTCGTTTGCCATCACTACATCAACGGTGATGGCGAACCTTCTGTTCACATTCATCAAAACGTGCAAATACTAGGATCAGCCGAGAAGCTAACCAAGCGTAACATTACAGAGAAAACATGCGAGTTTTTTAAAACCTACAAGGATGGTGACATCCTGCGTCATTATTATTACGATGATGGTTCTATTGTAGGAGCAAAGGTACGCACTAAGTCCAAAGACTTCAGATGCGAAGGCGAGGTTAAAACCTTGTTTGGTATGCAGAACTTCCGCAAGAAAACAAGGAAGAAAGGTGAAAGCAGGCTTGTCATCACTGAAGGTGAGATGGACGCCATGTCTGTCTATCAAGCACAACCAGGATGGGACGTCGTTTCTATACCTAATGGTGCTGCATCAGCCAAGAAATCAATCCAACATAACTATGAATGGATTAATGCATACGACAAGATCGTCCTGTTCTTCGACAACGATGAGGCAGGCAGGAAGGGTGCTGTAGAGGCTGCCAATGTCTTACCACCTGGTAAGGTTTACATCGGCTTTCTAGAGTCGTACAAGGATGCCTCAGAGGCTTTACAAGCTAACGACACAGAGGCTATCCGTGCTATCATCAACTATGACCACGAGCTATACCGTCCAGACGGCATTGTCGACGGTAAAACCCTCCTAGAACTTGTAACTACACCATCACCACCATCAGACCATGACTATCCATTTCAAGGATTACAATCAAAGCTTCACGGGATTCGGTACGGAGAGCTTGTCACAATTACTGCAGGATCGGGCATTGGGAAGTCCTCCTTCACTCGAGACTTGGCAACTAAGCTGCTATGTAACGGAGAACGGGTTGGATACTTGGCACTTGAAGAGTCAAACCGCCGCACTGCTCTCGGACTAATGTCCGCTGCTGTTGGTAAATCACTGCATCTCGGAGAACATGATCGCTCTACCCTCACCCAAGCCTACGAAGAAACGCTTGCCAATTGGAACTTATATTTGTTCGATGGGTTTGGCAGCTTTGACCCTGACATTATTTACAACCGCATCGAGTATCTCGCAGCAGGACTCGACACCAAGGTCATCTTTCTTGACCACCTCTCTATCCTCTTGTCGGGATTAGATGGTGATGAACGTCGGATGATTGATACCACCATGACACGTCTTCGTTCACTTGTTGAGCGTACAGGCATTGCATTATTTCTTGTTTCACATTTAAAACGTACATCATCTGACCAGAACCATGAAGAGGGAGCGCGAGTTACACTTGGACAACTGCGTGGAAGTGCAGCGATTGCACAACTATCTGACGCTGTTATTGGACTTGAACGTGACCAGCAGAGCGGATCTAAATCAGCTACTACAACTGTTAGAGTCCTCAAGAATCGCTATAGCGGCGAGACTGGCGTAGCCTGTGAGCTAAGTTATGACCTATCCACCTGTAAATTCAATGAAACTCAACCAGAACCAGAATTCGACGCAACAACAGACTTCTAAACATAACTCTTCTCCAAGAGTTGTTGTTTATCCCGGCACAGTCCCTGCAATTGGACCCAAGCCACCTACACCTGAAGCAATTGAACGTGCCAAGTTTGTCGATAAGACGTACGTTTGGCATGGTCACTGATGTTAATCTTTGATATTGAAACAAACGGACTATTATACAATGTTAGTGCCGTCCATTGCTTGGTCATTTATGACACAGAAACGGATAAGACAATGGTATTCAACGATGAAGGCAGTGCTGACCCGATTATTCGGGGCGTACAGATTCTCGAAGATGCTGATCTTGTTGCTGGTCATAACATTATTGGGTACGATCTGCCTGTTCTACGGAAGCTCTATGGCTGGTTTAGACGTGCTGGTGATTGCTTGGATACTCTTCTGCTTAGCCGTCTTTATCACCCGAACTTGATGGAGATAGACAAACAGAATAAATGGGCAGACATGCCGCTTAAACTGTATGGTTCACATTCACTAGAAGCTTATGGCTATCGTCTCAAAGAAAACAAAGGTACCTTTGCAAAAGAAACCGACTGGAGTAATTGGTGCCAAGACATGCAAGACTATTGCGTACAAGATGTTAAAGTAACCACCAAATTATGCGACCACTTCCACCCATACCTGACTGGGTCACGCTAGAACATGAAGCACAAAAAGTACTCACAGAACAAGAGCTACATGGATGGTATTTTGATGAGCGCTCTGCATGGGAACTTGCATCGTCTCTCCAAGGAGAGCTTGAAGAAGCTCACCGAATACTACAGCAATGGCATCCTTTCGTCGCAGGACCAGAGCAAACTCCTAAGCGAAATAACAAGACACAAGGCTATGTGCAAGGAGCAACCTTCACAAAGCTTAAGTCATTTAACCCTACTTCGAGAGATCACGTAGCATGGATTCTTACGACCTTTTATGGATGGAAACCGACCCAGCTGACAGCCACTGGGAAACCTATTATCGACGAGACGATCCTGAAGGATATCGGGACAGAGTTCTCATTGTTGATTGCCAGATGTCTCGATATTACGAAGAAGTTGGGGATGATCTCCGAAGGCGTGAACGGATGGCTCAAGCTTGTTACGAATGCTAGGATCCATCACCACTGCTCAGTCGCGACCTCCACCTTCAGATGTGCCCACAGGAATCCAAACCTTGCACAGGTGCCAAGCGACAGCAGATTTAGAGCGCTTTTCCTACCAACTCCGGGTCAAATCATGGTCGGCGCTGATCTTGCTGGCATTGAGCTTCGTATGCTTAGCCATTTCCTTGCCAGGTACGATGGCGGTAGATACGCAGACATCCTCCTCAACGGAGACATCCACCAGGTGAATGCTGACAAGATTGGCATCAGCCGTAAACTGGTAAAGACCGTGACCTATGCTTTCCTATATGGTGCAGGTGACGAGAAGATTGGACACAGCTATGACAAACAACTCTCATCAGCATCAGCCAAGAAAAAGGGTAAGGAGATCCGTACTGCCTATATTGAAGCGATTGATGGACTCGATAAACTCCTGGAGGCAATTAAGAAAGCTTCAGAACGTGGACATATCAAAGCTCTCGATGGTAGAAAAATTATCGTGGATTCACCGCATAAAGCGTTGAACTATTGTCTGCAGGGTAATTCTGCCATCCTGGCTAAGAAATGGATGCTCATCAATCAAGATACAATTAAACAAACACAACTATGCTGCTCACAGCTAGCCTTCGTACATGACGAATTACAGTTTGAGTGTTCACCCGAGCACGCACAAGACCTATGTTCATCCTTGGTATACAGCGCTAAAGCGGCTGGAGAAGCTTACAACCTCAGGGTCGAAATCGACGCTGAAGCCACCATCGGAAACAACTGGAGTGAAACACATTGAGAAGTAAATCACTAATGGGTATCAAGAAACTTGAACCCTTTAAATCAAAGAAGACCCGACAGGGTAACGGACAACACAGTAAACCCAAAGGCACCCGCAAGTTGAGCCGTGGGCAAGGTAAGTGAAGCTCCTTATTGACGCAGACTATGTTGTTTACAAGTGCTGCGCCAGTGCTGAGAATGAAATTGACTTTGGAGATGATGTTATTGTCGTCACCTCTAAATTTTCTGATGCTTATGCCTGTGTAAAACGTGAGCTAAAAAAGATCAAAGACTTCTTCCTTTGGGATGAAACTGAAACAATCTTGTTCTTTAGCGATAGCGTTAATTTCCGTAAAACAATACAACCAGACTATAAGGGTCATCGTAACCGTAAGAAACCTTGTGGATACAAGCGTGTCATCAACAAACTCAAAGAAGAGTTTGAGGTTATTGTGATGCCGAGCCTTGAGGCAGATGATGCCTTAGGAATATATGCCACTGCTAATCCTGGTAATGTTATCTGCAGTCCTGATAAGGACATGAGACAAATACCTGGTAAGTTGTTCGACATGAAAGAACTTCACACTATTGAGCAGGATGCTGCTGACCAGTGGCACCTTGTTCAAACATTAGCAGGAGATCAAACAGATGGATATGCGGGCGTACCCGGTATTGGTATTAAGCGTGCCGTCAGCCTATTTGAAGAAAAAGGATACAAGTGGAAAACCGTGGTGGAAGCGTTTGCTGACAAGGATCTCTCAGAGGATGTCGCGCTCGAAAACGCCAGACTTGCAAGAATTCTTAGATGCACTGATTATGACCCAATCGAACGCAAACCGATCCTTTGGACCGCCACCATTTCCGATCACTGAACTAACTATGGAGCAAGACTTTAAGCTACGTAGGCTTGAAGATCTGCTACCAGATGCAGAAAAGGATGACATCATTACCATCCTCCTTGCACTCCAACGCCAGAGCTTTATTCTGGGTAACAACCTCACCAACTTGTTAAAACATTGGAACAAACCGGACCTGACTACTACCGACGAGGTACTATCGAAATATGGGATTTCATCCGAGACCAAGGATTGAACTACCACCTCGGTAATGCAATCAAATATATCGCCCGTGCTGGACATAAAGATAGTGCGGAGCAAGACTTAAAGAAAGCCATCCACTATCTACAAAATGAGTTATCCCACGTTACTGCAGCAAGCTCAAGAGTTTCGAGCAGCTTTTCACGTCTCGAATTCGCCTTCGAAGAGACGGACACAGAAAGTTTTGATCGATGAGGAGTGGTCTGAATTCCACGAAGCTTATCATCACGAACCTGCAGACCATGTATTGAAGGAACTTGCTGACCTTGTTTATGTCTGCTATCAGTATGCAGCAAACGAAGGATGGGATCTTGATGAAGCAATGGATCGCATCCACAAATCAAATATGTCCAAACTCGATGAGAATGGACAACCAATCTTCCGTGAAGACGGAAAGGTCCTTAAGGGACCAAACTACAAACCACCTCACCTCTACGACCTACTATGACTTCCACTGAACTGAAAGAAGCCCTTATCAAGCAATACAATGAGACCGTAGAAAATCTGCGTCGTCTTGAGGGTGCTATTGCTGCCTGTGACCAACTGACTGAATCTGAAGAACCCACCGAAGAAGAACCCACCGAAGAAGAACCCACCGATGCCTGAACTAATCTCTCGTACTGGTCGTGTCCAGTCTTGGATTGATGACCCTACCTCACGTCTACCCGTAAGCTGTACAGTATTTGTTGTAGATGACACAATGGAAGGACCAGAAGGCATTGAAGCCAGCTGGCGATTTGCTAGCCATGCTCTCCGCTACGGAGCAGGCTGCGCAGTTCACCTGTCGCGATTGCGACCCAGAGGTGAAGAAAATGGAAAGGGACTTGTTGCGTCAGGTCCAGTTAGCTTTGCAAAAATCTATTCAACACTGAATGAAATCCTTCGTAGAGGTGGCGTCTACAAGAATGGCGCGGTTGTTTGCCACCTTGATCTTAACCACCCTGATGCTCTTGAGTTTGTCAAGGCTCCTAGACACGAACTCCAATGGGTCAAACGATGCATCAACATCACGCCCGAGTGGTGGGATGACTGTGAATTCAAAGAAGACCTCTTGTATGGAATCCGTACAGGCGACATCTGGCTCAACAAAGTAAAATACGACAATGATGGAAAACGAATCCGAGGTAACGTCTGTCTCGAAGTATATCTGCCCTCACGTGGAACATGCCTCCTACAGCATGTCAATCTTGGAGCCTGTGAGTTCGACGACATCCCACGAGCATTTGCTGATGGTATGTCCGAGCTGTGCGAGCTACATGGTAGGACAGGTGTCGGAGATTCTGGAGAATACCTCCCGTCTGAAACTGATCGACAGGTGGGACTCGGAATGCTTGGTCTCGCCAACCTCTTACGGAGGTACGGTGTAAGCTATGACCAATTCGGTCGTGCTTTGGAACACTACAATAAAGGAGAAGTGGTACACTCAGCAGCCTATGAACTTGTGTCTCAGCTTGCCAATGGTATTGAAGGTGCCGCCAGCATTGCTCGGCACAATAATATGGTTCGAGCCTTTGCTATCGCGCCCACTGCCTCCTGCAGTTATCGAAGCACAGATCTGGATGGTTATACTTGCACACCAGAGATCGCTCCACCTATCTCGAAGACAGTCGATCGCGACAGCGGTACTTTCGGAGTACAAACATACAACTATGGTGACGTAGAAATCGCCTCTGAAGTAGGCTGGGATGCTTACAAGTGTGTTGCTGATGGTATTATGACCATCCTCAACCGTACGGGACTTCTTCACGGTTATTCATTCAACTCCTGGAGTGATATGGTGACCTATGACAATGCGTTCATTGAAGAGTGGCTGGATTCTCCGCAGACCTCCCTATATTATTCGCTCCAAGTGATGGGCGATGTACAAGATAAATCGAGTGCTTATGCCGCCCTGGAAGAAGAAGATGTGCAAGATTATCTTGATTCACTACTAAATGAAGAACTTACTTGTGATTGTCAAGAATGACTAGCTCCTATACTCCGCTAACACGCGAACAAAAACTCCAGGCTGAACAGATTGTCCAGCTTGGTAATATTGCTGAAGCTATCCGTGACGCCGCTGCTGGTGGAGATAGCTCAGCACTAATGGTACAAATTGCGACACTTCAAGCGGAGCTGACAGCATTGACTTCAAACAATGCAACGTTAGCTCAACAACTTGCTGATGCTAACCAGATGATCGCTGAACTTCAAACTCAGCTTTCAGCTGTTGCTGAAGGTGACATCACACCTGACAACATTGCTGAAGTTATCGCTCACCTTGGAATTGAGGTAGGTGAAGGATGAATCCATACGACAAACTAATGGCGCGGAAGCGCAAATGGACACCAGTCCAAACCACCGCAGGAGTTTGTAAAGAAGGCGCAGAAGAAGCTATATACCGTGCTCTTGCGTTACGACATATGGAACTACCTGTTGGTGACTTTATTCAATCTACCCTGCAAAATGAAGTACCGAAAGCAAGTGTGGATATCCTTCGATCCAATATCACAGACGAAGAGAACCACGACCTCGCGTTGGGTTATATCGCCAACGCTTACGGCATTAATGAAGAAGCTGAGGCGGAAGCCCTCAAACTACAAAAAGCCTGGATTGAACATCCAGATCACACGATCCTCAAAGCAATGGTTGCCGAGCGTGCGATTTTCTTCGTGCTACTCCCCTTTTTCCGTTTCAATGGTGATGCTGGAATGCGGACAGTCTCCGCCGACATCTCCAGAGATGAACAAATCCACGTAGCAACGAATAGTCTTGTCTGCGAAGAATTGGGTCTAAAACCCAGCCAATCTCTCGACAAACTACGTAAAGCAACTATCAACTGGGTTATGCAGCCACTAGGTATTAATACTACCGATAGATTTTTGGATAAAAAATTTTGGCTGGATTCTAGCGATCGGCTAATGTATGAAGGGAAAGCGCCAGAGCTTTCTGCCACCAGGGCTGCACGGATGCCCGCATTCTTTGAGCATTCTAATGTCAACCTCCCACAATACGCTTAATCTGCTGGAGACCACAGGCTTACAAGCTAACGCCATGGTCTCCCAGCTAAACGAAATCTTTCCGCCCACCAACCCAACACCTGAAGATACAATGGAAAAAATTATGTTCCGATCCGGTCAGCGTAGTGTCGTTGAATGGGTCATTAAATATATGGAGGAAAACTAATGTGCTTCGGAGGAGGAGGCAGTAAAGTCTCAACACCAGCCCCGCCGCCGGTCCCGGCACCGCCCGCACCACCACCGCCGCCACCTACACCGACACCAGCACCTAAACCTGTTCAAGCTGAGCGGTCTGAAGTTGCTGTTCGTCCTAAGACCACAGCCCGTCAACGCATGGGCATCAGGCAAGGTACCTCACAGCTGAGGATCCCCTTGAACATTGGTGGTAGTGGTAAATCAGGAGGACTGAATGTCTAAAGCTCGTTCAGTCTACGACAAGCTGATGTGTACTCGGGAAGACTTCCTGGACATCGCTGTCAAATGTTCCGAGCTGACGCTACCCTATTTGATCCGCCTTGACAACGAGACCGAGAACCACAAACGTCTCCACGTCCCTTGGCAATCAGTAGGTGCTAAGAATGTTGTAACATTAGCAAGTAAACTGATGCTTGCTTTGCTACCACCACAGACAACGTTCTTTAAGCTTCAGGTTCGTGATGATAAACTGGGTGAAGAATTTGACCCACAGATCCGTAGTGAATTAGACCTTAGCTTTAGTAAGATCGAACGCATGGTGATGGATGCAATCAATTCATCTAATGACCGTGTTGTTATTCACCAAGCAATGAAACATCTGATTGTTGGTGGTAACGCTTTGATCTACATGGGTAAGGATGGTCTCAAGCATTATCCATTCAATCGTTATGTCGTCAACCGAGATGGCGATGGTAATGTGATGGAGATTGTCACT